CCTGCTCATAGAGGCTCTAAACTGTCCTGAAGGCTCAGCTGTGATGTACATAGCACCTACCCTAGGACAAGCTAGAACGATTATGTGGGACTTACTGCATGAGCTGGGTAGACCAGTCATCAAAGCAAGTCACATCAATAATCTAGAGATAACACTGATTAATGGTAGGAAGATCTTAGTACGAGGTGCAGATAACCCAGATAGTCTCCGAGGTGTCTCACTGACCTTTGTAGTACTTGATGAGTGTGCATTCGTTAAAGAAGATACATGGCAGAAGATCATACGAGCTTCACTGTCAGACAAGAAGGGTAGAGCTTTATTCATCTCAACACCATCAGGTCGTAACTGGTTCTATGACATCTTTAAGTTAGGTCAATTTGATGAAGATGATGAACAGTCCCGCAGGGACGATGAGTGGAAGTCATGGCACTTCACCACAGCTGACAATGAGACTATTGATCCTAAGGAAGTTGAGGCTGCAAAGAGAACACTTAGTTCATTTGCATTCAAGCAGGAATACCTGTCTAGCTTTGATACTGCAGGTGCAGATGTCTTTAAAGAGGAATGGTTCAAGACTGCTGAAGAACCTCAGTTTGGTACATACATTGTAGCCATTGACTTAGCTGGCTTTGAAGAGGTTGGTAAGAATGCAGGTGCATCTAAGAAGAGACTAGATGAGACAGCCATTGCAGTAGTTAAGCTTGAGGACAATGGTGACTGGTGGGTTCACAAGATACAGCATGGTAGGTGGGACATTAGAGAGACTGCAGTTAACATCTTGAAGGTGGTTAGAGACTTTCAACCTACAAGCATTGGTATTGAGCGAGGAGCATTGAAGAATGCTGTACTGCCATACCTTAATGACTTGATGAGGAAGAATAACATCTATGCTCACATACAGGATTTAACTCACGGTAATAAGAAGAAGACTGATAGGGTTGTCTGGAGCTTACAAGGTAGGATGGAGCATGGAAGGATTACCTTCAATGACCAAGAGGATTGGGGTGAGTTCAGAGATCAATTAGTTATGTTCCCAACAGCAGGTGTACATGATGACTTGGTAGATGCTTTAAGTTACATTGACCAGTTAGCTATCACAAGCTACAACACAGACTACGAAGATGATGACTACGAAGTCTTAGACGTTATATCAGGTTACTAAAAGGAATACTATTATGGCTTTAACTAATGATAAGTTTAATGATGATGAGAAGAACGGTACGTCCTTTGAGGAACCTACAGAGACTGAGAAAGAACTTACCTCATGGGTTACTCAGCACATTACTCGCTGGCGTGACCACCGAGATGCTAACTACATGGACTTGTGGCAGGAGTATGAGCGAGTCTTCCGAGGTATTTGGTCTTCTGAGGATAAGCAACGTGAGTCAGAGCGTTCACGTATTATCTCTCCAGCTACACAGCAAGCCATTGAGACTCGTCACGCTGAGATCATGGAAGCTATCTTCGGTCAAGGTGAATTCTTTGACATCTCCGATGATGTTCTAGATGTAGATGGTAATCCTTTAGATGTTGAACAAATCAAGATTCAACTACACGAAGACTTCAAGAGAGACAAGATTAAGAAAGCTATTGACCAGATTGAGTTGATGGCTGAGATTTATGGTACAGGTATTGGTGAAATCATTGTTAAGACTGAGAAAGAGTACATTCCAGCTACTCAAGCTATTCCCGGTATTGCTAACGCAGCTGCTATTGGCGTTCAAGAGAAGGATAGAGTTTCTGTCAAGATCAAACCAGTTAACCCTAAAAACTTCCTTATTGATCCTAATGCTGATTCCATTGACGATGCTTTGGGCGTTGCTATCGAGAAGTATGTATCCATTCACAAGATTGTGGAAGGTATTGAGAGAGGCATTTACAAAAAGGTAGACATTACCACAGCCTCAGAAGATGAAGACTTAGAAGTAACTCAAGACTTGAAGACCTATCAAGATGATAAGGTTAAGTTAATCACTTACTACGGTTTAATTCCTCGTGAGTATTTAGATGGTGAAGAGTCAACTGAGTATGCTGAGTTGTTCCCTGAAGGCTCAGCAGCTGAAGACTACTCAGACTTGATTGAAGCTATTGTCGTTATTGCCAATGACTCAATCTTGCTCAAGGCTGAAGCTAATCCTTACATGATGAAGGATAGACCAGTTATTGCCTACCAAGACGATACAGTCCCCGGTAGGTTCTGGGGTCGAGGTACAGCTGAGAAAGCCTACAATATGCAGAAGGCTATTGATGGTCAGCTTCGTGCTCACATGGACTCTCTAGCCCTCACCACAGCTCCTATGATTGCAATGGATGCTACAAGGCTTCCACGTGGTGCTAAGTTTGAGATTAAGCCCGGTAAGGCTATCTTGACCAATGGTTCACCATCTGAGATCTTGTATCCCTTCAAGTTCGGTCAGACTGATGGCAATGCAGTTGCAGCAGCGCAGAACTTTGAGCGTATGCTACTACAAGCTACAGGCACAGTTGACAGCGCAGGTATGCCCTCTAACGTACCTCGTGACGCAGGTGCTGGTGGTATGTCAATGGCTATGGCTGGCATCATCAAGAAGTACAAACGTACCTTGAGTAACTTCCAAGAAGACTTCATGATCCCGTTCATTAACAAGGCTGCATTCCGTTATATGCAGTTTGACAGTGAGCGTTATCCATCAGTTGACATGACCTTTGTACCTACAGCTACCTTGGGTATCTTAGCTAGAGAGTTTGAACAACAACAGATGATTGGTTTGTTGCAGACCTTAGGCCCAAATACTCCAGTGTTGCCATTGATCCTTAAAGGTATCTTGCAGAACAGCTCATTGTCTAACCGTGGTGAGTTGATGAAGGCTCTGGATCAGATGTCTCAACCTAATCCACAGGCTGCTGAGGCTCAACAAATGCAACAACAGGCTGCAATGGAGCTGGCACAGGCTCAAGTGGCAGACTTGACCTCTAAGGCTCAGAAACAGTCAGCTGAGGCTCAGAAGACCATGATTGAAGCTCAGATGATCCCTGAAGAGCAGCGTGTAAAGCTCGTTCAAGCTGCATCTACTAACCTAGACAGAGGTGATGACTTCGAGAAGCGGTTGAAACTGGCTGACATGATGCTAAAAGAGAAGCAAGTTAACCTGAAAGCTGCTGATATTGCCTCCAATGAGCGTATTGCAAGCCTTCAGATGATGACTAAAGCACGTAAATAACAAAATAGTTAACAAAAGGCTTGACAAAGTGTTGTTTTTATGCTACAATAACACTTATATAAGCTAATTTATAGAAAGGTTCTCCTTAAATGGAAAAAGACCTACAAGTTTACTACGAAGAAACCTTTAATACCATGAGTACTAAGGGCTGGGGCTTCTTAATTGAAGACTTTGAAGAGATTAAGGCTAGTTTAAACGATATTTCTACTGTCAACGATACACAAACACTTTATTATCGTAAAGGACAGTTAGATATTCTTGAATTGGTTTTAGGGCGTAAAGCTGTGTGTGAGAAGGTATATGAGGACTTACAACAATGAAACGGTTGTACGACTTCCAATGCCCTAACGATCACATAACTGAATCGCTGGTAGATAGCGATCATACAACTGCTAAATGCAAAGTATGTAGTAAGGACGCTATCAGGCTTGTTTCAGCTCCAAGTATCAGTTTAGACGCTATATCTGGCGACTTCCCCGGTGCTACAGCTAAATGGGCTGCTGTGAGAGCTGACAGGCTTAAGCAGGAACAAAAGAGAGGATCTGAGTAGCCCGTAACGTAGTGAGGATCTTTAAAGGATTCTTATCTGCGATAAGGAGTAGCTTCAGGCAACCCAATTTTATTTTGAAATTATCCTGTAATCCATACGTGGACAGGGAAAGGTTAGGTATGGCTTTAATTGATAGCAATGAGGAACTAGGTAACGTTAGTGAGATAGAAGCTGAGGATTTTAAACAACAGTCCACAAGTGTACAACAAACTCAACAACCTGACAATAATAATGTAGCTGAGATCCCTGAGAAGTACAAAGGGAAGAATCTCGAAGACATTGTTCGTATGCACCAAGAGGCTGAAAAGCTAATCGGTAGGCAAGCACAGGAAGTTGGTGAAGTTAGACGTTTAGCTGATGATCTTATCAAACAGAACATAGCTCAAAAGACTCAACAAGCACAACCACAAGCGGTGGAAACACCACAAGAGATTGATTTCTTTGAAGATCCACAGAGTCACGTTAATCGTGCTGTAGCGAATCATCCTGACGTAATTGCCGCTAAACAGGCATCACAGCAGTTAAAGCAAATTCAGACACAAGCAATGCTCAACAAGAAGCATCCTGACTTTGCAGATATTGTACGTGATGGTGAGTTTATTGAGTGGGTTAAAGCTTCTCCAATGAGGCTTAACATCTACGCAATGGCAGATGCTAATTATGATTTTAATGCAGCTGATGAACTTCTCTCTACATTTAAACAGATTCGTACATCTAAGACACAACAAACTACTGAAGCAGGTAACGCTGTTCGCAAACAGAATCTGAAAGCAGCTGGTGTCGATGTTGGTGGAACTGGAGAGTCTTCTAAGAAAGTATATCGTCGTGCCGACCTTATCCGGCTACGTATGCAAGATCCTGACCGTTATGAGGCACTGCAACCTGAGATTATGGCTGCGTACTCTGAAGGCAGGGTAAAGTAAATTTAATTCACAAATTCACAGGAGAATTTTAAAATGGCATTAGGAACAGATCACGTAACGAGTACCACAGCAGCAACGTTTATTCCAGAAGTTTGGAGTGACGAGATTGCTGCTGCGTACAAAAAGAGCTTGGTTGCAGCTAACCTAGTTAAGAAGATGAGCTTCAAGGGCAAGAAAGGTGACGTAGTTCACATTCCAGTCCCTGCACGTGGAACAGCTTCTGCTAAGGCAGCTTCTACACAAGTTACATTGATTGCAGCTACTGAGTCAGAAGTTACAATCTCTATCAACAAGCACTACGAGTACTCACGTTTGATTGAGGACATCGTCGAAGCCCAAGCATTGTCTAGCCTCCGTCAGTTCTACACTGATGATGCTGGTTACTCTTTGGGTCGTCAAGTTGATACTGACTTGGTAAACTTGGGTCAACAGTTCAATGTTTCAACAGCTGGTGCTGGTAACTTCCGCTACGCTGGTGCTTTCATTGGTGGTGATGGCTCTACAGCCTTTGACTACACAGCTAACACCAATGCTGGTAACGCTTCAGCTTTGACAGCTGCTGGTATTCGTCGTACAATTCAGCGTCTTGATGACAGCGATGTTCCTATGGACAACCGCTTCTTCTTGATTCCCCCAAATGTACGTAACACTATCCTCGGTTTGACTGAGTTCACAACCTTCAACAGCGTTGGTGAAGCTGGTTCTGCTAACAGCATCCGTAACGGCATGATTGGTGACATCTACGGTGTTCCAGTCTACGTTTCGTCCAATGCTGGCACAGCTAAGTCTGCTGCTGATGGTTCCGGTACTAGCTTGGGTCGTGTGTGCTTGATGGCTCACAAAGACTCTATGGTTCTGGTTGAGCAAGTTGGTGTCCGTTCACAGACTCAGTACAAACAAGAGTACCTCGGTACATTGTTCACAGCTGATACTTTGTACGGTTGCGCTGAGCTGCGTAACTACGGTGGCGTTGCCCTCGTGGTTCCTGTCTAAGTAGACTAATCAGGTTCTCCACTTTCACCAGTAGCCACAAGCTACGACGAGAGGTGGGGAGCCTTTTTAATGTGCTAAAAGTAGCATATCAGAAAGGTTTATTATCATGAAATTCAAATGTATTCAATCTGGTAACACAGTAGAGTTCTTCCAAGAGCATGAGATCGCTGAGATGCGTAAACACACTGGCTACACTGAAGTAGTAGAAGTAGTAGAAGCACCTAAAGCAACTAAGAAAACAGTAGTAAAGCAAGATGAAACCAGTATCGACGGGTAATGTTCTTACTGCAGCAACGCAGACTACTATTTTCACAGTACCTACTGGTTACTATGCTAGGTGGCCTCTTTGTTACGTTGTAAACCATTCAGGTAATAATAAATACATTGATGTTGTGTGGTATGACGCAAGTACAGCAACTGAGATTTTCGTATTAGATAACTATGTGTTAACTGCTACTCAGTTTATTAAATTTAATGATGGTGCTTATATTGTTCTTGAAGAGGGCGATCAAGTTAGAGCAACGTCTGAGACTGGCTCCACAATGAATGTTATTAACACGTTTGAGTTATACAGAAAAGGTGAATAAGCATGGCTATATCATACGAAGATATTGTTCAAGGGGCTTATGGTTCTATTGGCCGAACAGGCATTGGTACTGGTGCAGGTACTATTGATCAAGAGGGTTATAACTTTTGGTTAAATGCTCTTAAAGAGGGTGCTGTAACTCCAGACCAGTTACTTGCAAACTTTAATCAAGCTGTAGCTGGCACAATACAACAACAACCACAAGCTGTTAATTCTCAAGCGGTTGCTGCTTATATAGAAGCTAATCCTTTGGCTACACAAATTGACCCTAAAAAGGTTGTAGCTGTTGGAGACTCTACGACTTGGGGTTATAACCAAGGTAATCAAGTTGCAGAAAACATGGTTACTACAGCTCAAAAAGCTCTAGGTAGCGATTATTCTGTTTCTAACTTGGGTATCAACTCAACAACTGCTGGTGACTTCTTAAACAGTTCTGACTTTGATAAAGCATTATCAAGTGGTGCTGGTACTGTAGTTTTAAACTATGGTATGAACGAGGCATATCGCAATGAAGACCCTGCTACATTTGCCAAAAATCTATTAACTGCTGTTCAGACACTACAAGCTGTAGGTAAAAAGGTTATTCTTCAGACGCCTAACTCTACAAGTTCTACGGATGCTTGGGCGCAAAATGTTGGTGCATACGCTGATGTTGTTAGAAGTGTTTCTCAGCAAACAGGTTCAACATTAGACGATAAATATACATACACAGGTACTTTATCTAATGCTACTTCAGCTGCAGACCCTATACACCCCACGGCTGCAACTTATGGTTTATTAGGTACTAACTTAGCTGATGCTATTAGAACAACCACTACTGGAGTAGCCCCTAAAGCTATTTCTGTTACTCCTCCTGTAGTAGCTGCTCAAGCACCATCATTGGTGGCTAATCAAGTAGCAGCCCCTGTCAATCCTACAGTCAAACTGTTCCAAGATACTTTAGGTAGAGCACCAACTCAAGGAGAGATTGAGAGGTTTGGTGGAGATATTGAGGCAGGACAACTTAGTAACTTCCTTGGTTATGCACGAAATCAAGTTGTCAATACTATGCCAACAACAGGTGCAGTAGGCAACATAGCTAATCAGATTTTAGCTCAGGGAACTACAGATAAGTGGGTTGGTGAAGGTTTTGGTTCTGCTGAAAAGAACGCCTATGACATGGCTACAATGTTGGCTGGTCAAGGTATTAAAGACATCAATGATTTTGGTCAGCGCACTAATGCCAGCGGTGAAAAAGAGTTCTTCAATAAAGCCACAGGAGAGGCAATTAAGCCTTTCTATGACAGAGCAGGAGACAATATCTGGGGTGGAACTTTTGCTGGAAAAGACTCTACTGCTTATGGTGTTGAGTTTGACGCTGCTGGTAAACCTATTTTTTATTCTCAATCTGGTGGTGATAGTGCTGATGTACCAAGTTGGGTTGTACCTGCCTTAGTTCTTGGAGGTGCTTACTTTGGTTTAGATGCATCAGGTCTGTTATCTGGCACTGCAGGTGGCAGTCTTACTGCAGGTATAACAGTAGCAGATATTGCTGCATCAGATGCCTTATTGTCTGGATTGACTGCTGCACAAGCAGCAAGTATAGGTGCTGCAGGTGAATTAGGTGCTGGTTTTACATCAGCAGGTCTACCGTCTGGTGTGGGTACTTTTTTAGGTGAGAATGTAGTTTCTGGAATACCCGCTTGGGATACTGCTTTTACAACTGCTGGTGGAATGTTTAATTCTGCTTTTGGTTTACCTGCTGGCAATGGTGCTTTCTTAGGTGAGGGAGTGCCATCAGGAGTTCCTGCTTGGGATGCAAATTACACAGCAGCTGGAGGTGTCTTTGACCCTGCTTTTGCTTTAGGCCCTGATGGTTTAGTTGGAACACCTTTAACCCCTGTAACTACCCCTACTACAACAACACCTCCAACAACAACAACACCCCCTACAACTAATTTACTCAGTAATTTAACACCCGGTCAAATTGCTAACATCGTAGGTGGTCTTGGAGGACTTCTAGGAGGTGCTGCAATTACATCTGGTGGAGGCACTGGAGGTACAGGCGGGGTAGGTGCAATACCAACTCAGCGTGTACCTTTGAACACTGCAGACTACTATAACGCTATTCAACAAAACTATAACAGATTACTTCCAGCAGTGCCTCGTGATGTTGCTACTCCGCTGGCACAATGGTACAACTCTACATACGGAGCTTAAATGACAACGATCATTACAAAGAATAGCAGTACATCATCTGCTACACCTGCAGCTGGAGACTTAGTTAAAGGTGAGTTAGCCATTAACGTAACAGATAAGAAGCTGTACACCAAAGATAACTCAAGTACAGTTGTCAGGATTGTAGGCTCTTTAGGTAATCAAGAGGCTTCAGCAGCTGCCATTACAGGTGGTACTGTAGCTGGAGTAGCTCAGACTGGTGGTACAATTAATAATACACCCATTGGTGGCACTACAGCTGCAGCTATCACAGGTACAACAGTAACTGCAACGACAGGCTTTGTAGGTGCTATCACAGGAGCTGTGACTGGTAACGTAACTGGTAACGTGACAGGTAATGTAACTGGTAATGTCACAGGTAACTTAACTGGTAACGTAACAGCCTCTTCAGGTACTTCAACATTCAACAATGTAACCATTAACGGTACATTGGACATGGATAGTGGTACTGCAGCAACCATTACAGGTCTTCCAACACCTACTAACTCAGGTGATGCAGCTAATAAGTCTTATGTAGATACATCTATCAGCAACCTTATTGGTACAGCCCCTTCAACATTGGATACCTTGGGTGAGATCTCAGATGCTCTAAATGATGATGCTAACATTGCAGCTACACTGACTACAGCTATTGCAGGTAAGCTTGCCTTAGCTGGCGGTACTATGAGTGGTGCTATTGCAATGGGTACGTCTAAGATTACTGGCTTAGGTACTCCAACTGCAGGTACTGATGCAACTACTAAGACTTACGTAGATACTGCGGATGCTTTGAATCTTCCATTGGCAGGTGGAACTATGACAGGTAACATTGTCATGGGTGCTAACAAGGTTACAAGTACAGCTACTCCAACAGCTGATGATGACCTGACTCGTAAAGCTTACGTTGACAGTATCCTTGGTAGTGCAACATCAGCAGCTACATCAGCATCAGCAGCAGCTACATCAGAGACTAATGCTGGTAACTCAGCCTCTGCAGCTTCATCATCTGCCTCTGCAGCCAGTGCCTCTGCAAGTTCAGCTGCAGCATCCTATGATTCCTTTGATGACAGGTATCTTGGCCCTAAGTCAACAGCTCCATCAGTGGACAATGATGGTAATACATTGTTAACAGGTGCTTTGTACTGGAACTCAACATCATCTAACTTATGGGTGTGGAGTGGTTCAGCATGGACTCAAGCTACTTTAACTGCAGGTTCATTTGCTACATTAGCAGGTTCTGAGACTCTTACCAATAAGACCATTACCTTTGCTGACAACACGCTAACCAATGTTGCAAGCCTTAACACAGCACAGACATTCACGGCTACTAAGACTTTCTCAGGTTCGTCATCAGCTACAGCGATTGTTCTAAACGATGCAGCAGAGGTAGCTACAGTATCAGCTACTGCGGCTACTGGAACGATTGCTTACGACATCACAACTCAGTCTGTTCTGTATTACACAAGTAACGCAAGTGCTAACTGGACAGTTAACTTCAGAGCCTCTAGCGGTACTTCATTAAATACTTTGATGAGTACAGGTCAATCAATGACTGTGGCTTTCTTGGTGACTCAAGGCTCTACTGCTTACTACAACTCTGCTGTTCAAGTTGATGGCACGACTTCTGGAGTGACTACTAGGTGGCTAGGTGGTGCGCCTACTGCGGGTAATGCTAGTGGCATTGATAGTTACCGCTACGCAATTCTGAAGACTGCAGATGCGACTTTCACAGTCTTGGCAAGCAACACACAATTTAAGGCTTAAACCATGCCATTACAAGCAACTTCTGGTGCGGCTAGTTACGATGCCTTTGGTGGTGGTGTTCCTGTAGCGGTTAACTACATTGAGGATGTGTTCTCAACGTATCTTTATACAAACAATACATATCCATCAAACCTTACCATAACAAACGGCATTGACTTGTCGGGTAAGGGTGGATTAGTTTGGATGAAAAATAGAAGTTTAGTCCGCAACCACAACCTTTACGACACAGCCCGAGGTGCACTCAAGCAATTACGCTCTGACGGAACTGACGCACAGATTACAAACGCTAGTGGCTATGGATTGACTGCGTTTAATGCAAATGGTTTTAGTCTTGGTACAGACATTGATGGGGAGAACTATAGCAATG